TACGCTAAAAAGCCTGTCAATAAATTTTCTGATAAGGCGACAGCAGTAAAAAGAACTTTTGGAGTTCTTTCTGATTTGCCAACTTCTAATAAGCTTATGACAGATGAAATGGAACTGTATCGTGAAAAAGTTCCAGCAACTGAAACTAAAAAAGTTTCAAAGCCTCGTGGTGCATTTGCAGGAAAGTGGATAAAACTTCTTGTTTCAGAAAATCCTCGAAAAGAAGGAAGTCATGGCCATAATTCTTTTAATGTAATTGTTAAGCATGGTGCTGATATGCTTTATGAAGAATACATTAGGCAAGGTGGTCGACTTGTTGATCTTAAGTGGGACATTGATCGTAAGTGGGTTGAGGTTTACAATGCCTAGAGTTGTAAAAGAGGTTGAAGGGTTCGTCATTGAAAGTGGCGTTCCCTTAACTGACCCACATAAGTCTAGGGACAAGTGGGTCAGGTTAGTGAATGCGATGTCTGTTGGAGATAGCACAATTTTAAAAACTTCAGGAGAGGTTGTCTCTTTCAGAATGAATTGCAAAAAGCTTGGTTTTGATTGCAAGTCGAGAGCAGTCAGAGACGAACAAGGAAAAACGACCCCATCAACTAGAGTTTGGAAAGTAAAGAAATGATAATATATGGAGCAGGACTCGCAGGGTTATTAGCAGGGAATATGTTAAGAGGTTTTGAACCCTCTGTTCATGAAGCCCAAAAGCAATTACCAAATAATCATGGAGCCTTGCTCCGATTTAGAACTGATAAAGTTGGAACAGCATGTGCCATACCTTTTAAAAAAGTTCATGTTCAAAAAGCTATTAGTTATGAAGGTAAAATTATCACTGAGCCCAATTTGTTTTTAAGTAATTTATATTCCCAGAAAGTTACAGGATCAATATTAAGTAGATCCATTAACAATCTTGATTCTGTTGATAGATACATATCTCCTTGGGAATTAATTAATATTATGGCAAAAAATTGTAATATAAAATATAATTCAAAATTAACATTATCAGGATTAAATGCAATTAATCGCCCGATTATATCAACAATCCCAATGCCAGCATTAATGGATATTGTTAAGTGGCCAGACAAGCCAGAGTTTCCATCTCAAAAAATATGGACGCAAAAAGCAAAAATTGTAACTCCTGAATGCAGAGTTAATCAGACCATATATTACCCAGACCCAATGCTTCCATATTATAGAATATCTTTAGTCGGGGATACTGTTATATCAGAATTTACAAAAAAGCCAGAGACGGATGTTGGTCCTCATGTAATGGAAGTTTTAAAAGATGATTTTGGAATCCAAACATATAAGCTTATCCACATGACACAGTCTGCGCAATGCTTTGGAAAAATAAAACCAATTGATGAAGATTTAAGAAAACAATTTGTTTTCGAAATGACAAGCAAATACGGAATATATTCGCTGGGTCGTTTTGCAACTTGGCGTCAAATTTTACTTGACGATGTTGCGGATGATATACAGCATATAGAAAAATTCATTCGGTCAAATTCTAACTACAGCCGATTGATGCACTCTCAGAAAGGAGAAAACCAATGAAAGTAAAATTAGTTAGTTATACAAGTGACGCAGTAAACCTTTTACTGTTCACGAAAAATACTCGTCTTATGAATGATGAAGACGCTTATGATAAAATATCCCAGTGGGATATAGATAAGAAGCAAGCAGAATTAGATTACATGCTTAATACGATAAGGTCATCTTGGGAATTTATAGACTATACTTTTGATGTAAGAGAAGTTACAAGAGGATTTACACATCAGTTCGTCAGGACTCGTCAGGGTTCATATGCCCAACAGTCTCAGAGAACTGTTGATATGCAAGGTTTCGGATATTATACTCCTAATAGAATATACAAAGACGAAACTGCGAATACGATATATGATGATATTATGGAAAAAATAAACGAAAAATATCAAGAGCTGAGATCTTTAGGAATTCCTGCAGAAGACGCAAGAGGGATATTGCCTACTAATATTCACACAAATATTATAGCAAAATTTAATTTAAGGACTCTAAGTGAGATGGCCAAGTCTCGTTTGTCTCCGAGAGCTCAAGGTGAATATCAGGAAGTATTTAAATTAATGGTCAGAGAAGTGGTTAATGTTCATCCTTGGGCAGAAGCATTTCTGACACCAACAGAATGGGCTGCACCATCTATGGCAAAGCCATTAAATAAATAGGAGTAATAATGAAAAAATATGATCAAGATTTCATTGACAAAGTTCACGCTTTAAAAGAGAAAATGACGAAAGCTGAAATTGCAAAAAAAGTTAATACGACTGTTCGGTCGGTTCGTTATATTCTTGATGAAAGAAAACCATCTTTCAGCGTTTACAACAAGAGAGTTGATGAAGCTAAAAAAGAAATAGAAGGAATAATGAAAAAGATTAAAAAGAAAATACCTTGGCTAAAATAAACTTTACTTTTAGTTAAAAAAGTTTAAAATTATAGTGTTGAGAAAGGAAACAACGATGAATATATTTTACTTGGATACTGCTCCAGATAAAGCAGCAAAGATGCATTGTGATAAACATTGCATTAAAATGATACTTGAAACTGCTCAGCTTCTTTCTACTGCCCATAGAGTATTAGATGGTGATGAGTATGCTGATAAAGTCGGTCTTTATAAATCTTCTTTTCAGAATCATCCTTGTGCAGTTTGGGTAAGGGAATGTGCTGATAATTATTGGTGGGCATATTACTTACTTGTTAATCTTTGTGAAGAGTATGAAATACGATATAAAAAAACTCATAGTTCTGAAAAGATGTTAGAGCCTTTAAGAACTCTCCCTTTGCATATGTCTATAGAAAAAGATTTTACTTCCCCACCTCAGTGTATGCCTGAGCAATATAAAAGTGATGATCCTGTTAGATCTTATAGGGATTATTATTTAGGTGAGAAAATGTATTTTGCTAAATGGAATTATACGGAGGAGCCATCATGGATAAACGCATAATTATAGCTGATCTTGACGGAACTCTTTCTGATTATGGACATAGGATCCATCTTTACAAAGAAAGAAATTACAAGGAATTTAATGAAGCAGGAATAGGCGACAAAC